GCGTTGGCATCGGCGTAGCCGCTCCTAGCGCCACTCTTGAGGTAGCAGGCCACGGTCGATTCTCCGAGCAGCTTGAGGCTACGGCATTCTATCTCCAGCCCGGATCGGGCGGTGGTATGTGGAAGAGTGTCGATGATGTTGTCGTTGACTCCAAGGACGGCGACATTATTCTCCAAGCCTCAACGAACTCAAGTATCGTTATCGATGCTAAAGCCGCCGGCTCACGAGCCAAGCTATCTTTCTCGGACGGAGGGGCACTCAAGTGGACTTGGGGCAAACAGACCGATAATTCGTTCGCACTAGCAGACGAACCCGGCGAAGGAACTCTAGTCTTCAAAGTTGAAACTGGCGCTCAGGCCAACACGCTATTTATCGATGGAGGCAGCAAGATTGGAATCGGAACAGCCACCCCCACCGACAAGCTACATGTAGCGGGTCGTGGTCGCTTCGATGATCAGGTACAGGCTGAAGCGTTCTACCTCACCGATGGCGGAAACTGGAGCGCTGATGGCTTCCTCGGCCCGTTTGATGTTACAGGCACCGTAAGTTCTACCGACGATATCACTGTCACCAAGTTTGGTCAGGCCACACTGAACCTCGACGGCACAAACGGTTTCTGGCGAGCCGCGGTGCTGCTAGGGTTCAACGGTACGGCGAAATGGTCGCTGAAAACGAGTACTCAAGCCCACATTCAGCTCACAGATGAGGACGCCGGTCAGACGCCGTTCCTTATCGAGAACAACGCCCCTGACAATGCTCTGTACGTTACCGGCGCCGGTCACGTTGGTATGGGTACCGCTACGCCGACAGCTAGGTTGCACGTTACGGGCGACGGTCGCTTTGATGACAAGGTGTACGGCGAGGCGTTCTACCTCGCGAGTGGCGGGGACTGGGGCGATACGGGTATCGACCTAAGCGGCACCCTCAACGTATCCGGCACAGGTCGATTCGATGGAAATCTTGGACACGGAATCACTCCTCTTTTCAATCTCCACGTCTTTGAAGATACCAACGCGCAGGGCAATGTGCCAATAGCCGTGCTGGAGAACGACGGGGACGGAGACGTGCAACTAGGCTTCCTGCTAACCGCAACGTCTTTTTGGGGGATAGGCATCGATCACGGCGACAGCAACAAGTTCAAGATCCAGTCCTCTCAATCGACTACCTGGACAGACTCAAGAATCACCATTAAGACCACCGGGGAAGTTGGTATCGGGACCGATGATCCTGGGACTCCGTTGGAGGTTAACGGTGCCATCACAGCCGATACCTTCGTTCCGGCTGCTGTGCCTGATATTACAGGGTCACACGGCGACCTCGCAGCTCTAATAGACTTGCTGGCCTCGCTGGCAGTGCTCGGTCTAATCACTGATAATTCAACATCATAAGGGAGAACAACATGAACGAAGTACCGGAGAATCTAATCATTCCCACTCAACTCGCACAGGAGGTACTGAACTTCTTGGTGCAGCAGCCGTACGGTACGGTTGCCAACCTAGTGCAGGCACTACAGGCTCTACAGCCCGCAACGGAGAACGACAATGGGTAGTACATCAAGCAAGCTCACAAATCTGGCTGCATCCTCGATCAGCTTCCACATTCCGTCTCCGTCTGTCGATACGAATTACTTCCTCGACGTGGCGGGAGCGGCGTACTCCGTTGATGAGCTTCTCATTTTCACGGAGACGGGCGAGTGTGAGGTAGGCTTCTACCTACGCGCAGCCGGTGCTGGAGGTCCCGGTATCTCGATCACAGGTCTGGATCCGGTCAACGCGACGTTCTACTTGCAGCGTACGATCACTCCTTCGGCTGAGAATGACGCCGTGGAGGACGATCAGCTCATCCTGAGCGTCACGTCGGTTACTTCTCCGGTTGACCTACGAGGACATCTCAAGGTTACACGAGGGTAAACCGTGGGAGAGACTAGCTCTAAATTGTCGCCCTCGCCGGCTCGTGGTAATCCGAACAGACAGGACTTCCCGCGACAGTACTACGGCGGTGCCAATTATCCGGCTGGACCGTATTCCAATGGCGGGAAGTCCATACTGTTCAATATCGTTCAGAATACGGAGCTGTCACGTACTATAAACGCACCGTACGGAATTGCCAACAACTTCACGGTCATGTGCTGGGTGAAGCCTATTCCGGGAATAGCAACGGCGATGAATATCATCTCGTGCGGTAACACAACTGAAATGACAGATACCTGGGAGCTGTCATGCAGAAACAGTGCTGAGAACTTCCGCATGATCATGTTCGGTAATGACGGAGGGAACTCCGAAATCCGGGATTATAGATTCGGAACCATTCCGACTGAGCCGGATCCCGGCGTCTGGACAATGATAGGTGCCGTTTGGGATGGAGACTTGGCTGGAGGTAATGGACTCCTAACAACGTATCAGGACGGTGTTGTAGTGGTCCCTTCTTTTGAGGGCGGCGTCGGTGATCCGGGATCGATCACAGATGCGAGTCGCCAAGGCGGGCTTGGCGTCAATGGCAGAGGTACGAACTCCACAGTGTTTGATGGTCACATCCACAGCGTGGCTCTGTGGGATATTTCCCAAGACGAAGATAACATTCTTGCAATGTACAATGGAGGCAACGGTGACGGATTCAATCTGCAAGAAGACTCCGGCAACTACAGCACATCGGCAAGTCTAGCGCAGTTGTGGCTGTTGGGTACTAGAGGGAGTCCAAACCTTGGCAACACCGTTGTCGGCGCAGGCACTTATCATATGAACATTGAAACCAATCTTACAGACGATGATATCGTTGACGACGCACCCACGGGGTAGAATTACATGGCTAGAAAACGAGCAGATTTTGGAGTTAACTACGGCGGCGCCTACTACAGCTCCAGCGGCCCCGAGATTGTGCAGACTGAGAGTATTCTCATGGACGCCGACACTACGGGAGAGTTCTTGGCAGTTGACGCTGCGATGGCTTGGGTGAACACGTTCTCCATTGCGCTTTGGTTTAAGTCGTCTACTGTATCGGATACCGGCACGAATACCATCTTCGCAGTTAAAGGAGTCCCTGGTGCTTGGAATACTATAAACATTAGTGGAGTGTTCAATACGCCTGTGCATCTAAAGATATTGATTAACGATAAGGACGATGCGGCGATTCAGAACCATACTTGGAACAACGTTATAGACACTAACTGGCACCACGCGGTTTTCACTTGGGACGGGACCGATAGCGGGTTGGTTCTTCACTATGACGGAGCGACACTCGCTCCGTCCTCCACCGCAAACGCCGCAGCGGGTACGAATAGGACGACCGCCAATCAGCGCTTGAACGCAGGAGGAAATTCTGGAGGAGCAGGCAATAGGTTTAAGGGCAACATGTACAGTATTGCCTGTTACGACAAGGTTGTCACTGAAGCTGAAGCTGCTGCCATGTACAATGAAGGAAATGGTCAAGACTTCGACCTCCAGAACGACTCCGGCGACTATGAGTCTTCCGCTAACCTTCAGGACTATTATAGATTTGGTCTCGGTGATGATCATACCGATTATGGATCGAACCGCGGCTTGAACACATCAACCCAGGACATGACGAACTCAGAGGTGGATGCTAGCGATCTTGTGACGGACGCACCCACAGGCTAAGATCAGAACAATTGAATTAAGCTAAAGTAAACCTGAGACGGTATAATTAAGTAGGAGGGTTGCCCTCCCAAAGGAGAAAGGAAATGCCTCTAATCGCTTCACAACTTTCCCGCGTCGAGCTAGACGACGATCGGGTCATCTCTGCCGGCACGCTTCATGTGCTTGGCATCCTAGTGTCCAATGCGACTATCAGCGACGTTGAGGTTGTTTTTAAGAACAACGCTGCGGCTCCTATTTTGAACATTGCCGTTCCTGCCCACGATAGCGTTGAGTTCAGCGCCCAGTGGATGGCCGATAAGGGGCTGAATGTAGCTAGTCTTGGTGATGCCAACGTGGTCGTGACAGTCGCCCACGGTGCTGAAGGCGCCTAAACAAAGGGGCCCTCATGGCTGAAGTAAAGGGCGGTCTGATCGTCAAGGACAAGTTGACGGCTGATGGGAACGTCGATCTCAACAAAGGGTTGGATTCGTCGTATCTAGAGATCAATGATACGAAGGATAGGGGCACCGGAGGAGGTGGCTTTGCTCCGGGGTCATGGAGGACCCGAACCCTGACTACGACCCTCGATAACAATATGGCGTCTGTCACGGTTGATCTTGATAATGATCAATTCACGCTTCCGGCGGGCGAGTACTACATCGAAGCCAGCGTTCCTGGGTACAAGGTTGATTCTCACCGGGGCCGATTGGCCGATGTTACAGACTTCCCTGGAACCTTCGGGGATACAGTCGTTCTTGGCACTTCAGAGAGATCCGATGCCGGAGACGCCACGCAGACAAGATCAGAGATTAGAGGTCGATTCTCGGTGAGGCGATCGTCCACCCTGGAGATCCAGCACTACTGCGAGACAGAGAATGCAATAGACGGGTTCGGCCCCTCCGCCAATTTCTATATCGTCAGCGAAGTCTACACGAACATGGCGATGTGGCAGATATCAGAAACCTAGGGAGAGGAGTAACAGATGGCAGACTACGAAGCACAGGGTAATGCGACAATTCGAAAGTGGGAGCGTGAGGAAGAGCGGAAGAAGGCCAAGGCAGAGGCAGCAGAAGAGAACTTCTCTAAGACCTTTGCGAACCTGCTGAAGCAGGATAACGTCAAGAAGGCCCTCGCCCGTGACGCCAAGAACGCTACTAACAACCCGAACGCGCACAAGAACCTGATGGCTCAGGCTGAGCACGGTACGTCACAGGGCTTGGATGAGGGTGAGATCACTGGGATGGAAGAGCGTCCCTGGGAGGATTAAGATGGCGTTCGGGAGTAAGGACATGGCGATCGAGAATGCTCGTATCGTCGCAAAGCTAGAAGCGCAGGTTGAGAATCTAGAGCTACGGCTCACGGACCGCTCTCAAGAGAACAAAGACCTCCGTAATATGCTTTCAAGAGCACAGGACGCATTGATCGCCAAGGAAGCCCCTGAGGCTTACCGCGATCAGAAGATCGAAGAGTACGAAGCGAACCACGAGATGACGGACGAAGAGAAAGAGCAGCAGCGCAAGGACAGGTTGCGAGCGGAAACGAATGCAACGTATCTGGAGAATATCGAGCAGCCCTTGTTCAAGAGTGCTGACGACATGATTGACATACTTACACGCACGGACAGCGCTCCCGAGGCGGCTTCCCTGCACAACAATGGTGAGTCTTAATGGAAGTAGATAAGCCTAATCGCGGCGGCGTCAACTACAGGAAGCATTTCGAGAAGGGACAGCTTCACCACATCGATAACATCGCTGCTGGTGACGATCAGATTGGCCCCGCGGTGAAGGCGTATGCCGACACCATGAATTCCAACAAGCAGAGCCTCCATTGGCAGCGTTCTGTGCGTTGGATCGAGAATATCTTCTTCTCCACCGGTCGTCAGTACGTTGACGACATTATGGTGTCTCGCCTTGCGAACGGTTCTACCTCTGACGTTGGAGATCTTTCCGTCGTGCAGGAGGGCGCCAATCAGATTCCGAAGCCGACGAATGATCTCCTCGGAAGGTACGTTGAGACAAACGTAGCTCTCCTGACGGAGAACCGGCCTCGACCGCGGGTTACGTCTAAGTCTGACAAGGACGAGGATCAGACTGCTGCGGAGCTTTCTGAGCTGACCCTGGAGTACCTGTGGGAAGCTCTGAAGATGCCGGAGAAGCATCGAGACATGGCGAGACTGATCATGCACACGGGCGTCTGTTTCCTTGAAGTAGCGTGGGACCCGACCAAGCCCCGGAACATACAAGTCCAGAAGATGGAAGAGCAGCGGGACGTTACCTTCCCGGAGGGTACCACAGGTCCCACGGCTAAGATCGTCCCGAGACAGGTTGCCGTCACAGACGACGAAGGCAAGCCGGTCATGGAGACGAACGTAGAGTTCGGTGAGATCACTGCGAACATCGTATCACCTTTCCAGTTCCACACCCCGTCGATCCATGAATGGAACGGCGAGCAGATGGGCTGGTGCCTGAAAGAAGAGTTCGTTGCTATCGACACCCTCAAGGACAAGTACCTGAGGGCTAAGAACAGCGGCGATCTGACGAAAGCGAAAGGCTGGAATCTAGATGCTATTCAGGGTGATGTGGCTGAAGAGTCGATCACCTCCCTTGCCTTGTGGTGGTGGGAACGAATCTCGGAGCTAGTTGAAGGCCCGGGACCCAGCATATACATTGGCTCACCTGATCACTGGGACGGCTACTCGATCGTCCGGACATTTGATCGAAAGCCGTCCCCCAGGTGGCCTAAGGGAAGAACCATCATCACCATCGGTGATCAGGTTCTCTATGATTCCCCCAAGAAGGTTGGAGCCCGTGCGTACGATGAGCGCTGGCCCGACCGTTGGCATCCCTACATTCGGTACCGGTGGGAGCCTCAGGTCACGGGCATTTACGGACGCGCGCTGATCTCCAAGCTCCTCCCGAAGCTGAAGCGAATCAACGCTATCGATACCACGATGATTATGTGGCGCCGTACGGTGCCTATCGCTACGTGGACCGCTCCCAAGGGATCACAGGTGATTGAGGATCTCTGGACAGGCAGGCCCGGCATGATTTGGGAATATGACGCGCGACGTACAGGCGGTGCGGCTCCGGCCCCCGTGTACCCGCCCCCGTATCCGGCCGCTGCCAATCAGGAGCGTGAAACTCAGATCAATGAAATGGAGGCAATTGCAGGAACCGAGCAGATCCTCCGTGGTGAGCGCCCTGTCGGCGTGAACTCGGCTGCGATGGTTGACATTCTGCGGAAGCAGGCCCTCGCGAGTCGGTCTGCCATTCTTCAGTCCTGGGATGAGTCTATTCAAGATACAGGCTCCGCGTTCCTTCAGGAGACGATCCGACACGTAGGCAACGATCCGCGGTACGCTGAGCGTCTGCGGATCCTCGCTCGTGAGAAGCACAGCCACGTTGCGATTGAGATGTTCTCCGGACAAGCTCTCTCGGACAACGTACAGGTGCGTGTTGACACAGCCAGCATGGCTCTCGTCTCCAAGGAGGCCCGTGAGGCCAAGGTGATCGAGATCATGCAGTACCTCCCGAACATCCAGGCGATCGAGGACATCGGCCTACGACAGGCGATCCTTGACGAGCTGGGTCTGAAGAAGGCGTTGCTGCCGAGTGGTCCGGATGTGAGCAGGGCGAAGAAGATGATCTCCCTGATCAAGAACGATCGCATGAGTCTAGTGACGATGATGCCTGAAGACGATCCGAACATCTTCCATGCCATCATCACGAATGAGATCAAGCAGGACGGATACATCTCACTACCGGAAGAGCAACAGCAAGCGCTCATCCAACTTCAGGACGTGTACAAGCGCATGATCGAGCTGCGGCAGATGCAACAGCAACAGCAGATGATGCAGATGATGCAGATGGAAGCAGCCATGCAGGGCGGCGGTCAGCGACCCGGCCCGGCTCCTCAGCGAGGCGGTGGCGGTGGTGGAGGCCCCGGACAATGATTAAGTCCCTGCTGCTGTCCCTGATCTTCGCGTTCGCTTCTATCCATCCGGCAAGGGCAATCGAGGATGTGACAGAGCAGGAGCAGGTTGAAGTGAATGCCTGTTACGATGCTTGTGACGAGTCATACGATGGCAGCAGGTACGAGAAGTCAGGGATGCCGAAATGGTTCTACCGCAAGGCGTGTCTCCCGATGTGTATCGAAGGCATGCGCTGCAAGGAAGTGAACAACGGGCTTCAGTGGGAGTGCAAGTTCACAGAGTCCTAGGGAGGCGAAGACATGCGCGAAGATAGTGTGATCATGTTCTTGGACGATGACCCGCATCGCGCGGTACTCATGTTCCAAAGGATGAACGATCATGATCGCGGTCGAACCTTCTGGGTAGAGACAGCCCAAGAAGCAATCGACATGCTCAGAGATTACAAGGAAAGGCTAGAGTACGTCTTTCTGGATCATGATCTGGGCGGTGACACCAACGTGTACTCAGGCCGCGAGGACTGTGGAATGGAGGTGATCAGATATCTAGAGCATCAAGACCCCACTGAATTCGACTGTAAGTTCATCATACACAGTTGGAACATCGACGCAGCTATAAAGATGACAGAGCGTCTAGCTGCGAAGGGGTACCACGCAACCCAGCAACCGTTCGGAAGTTAAAGGAAAAATCATGCCTAGCAACGCACCGCGACATACAAAGCCCAAGAAGGACGAATACGATAATAGCGTAGCCTATGCGTCCGCGCTCAAGGCGTGGCGAAAGGCCGTACAGCGAGAGCGCGAGACCGCCGCTGGTATGAACGATATCGCTGGTGGCGGGTACGCTGCCACAGACCGGCTTAAGGATAAGGCTGAAGGCAAGCCTACTGGTAGGGCTTAGGAGTATCTTATGAATCCGATGGACATTCTAAATCCGAACTATCTCGGTAAAGAGTATGAGAATCGTGGAACAGACTCCCTCATGAACAAGGGGTGGGGTGTAGCTGAAGTACAGCCTAAGGAAGACGAAGAAGAAAATGGCATGGTCCGCAACGTCCGAAGGGGAGCCGCACGGCAATTCGGCCAGAAGATCGGAGATGTATTCAATGATGAAAACACTAAGCGTCCTATTGACAACAATGGCACTGGTATTCTGCATAGGTACCAGGGAGGCTTCAGCCGCGAATCTTACGGTGGCTAGTGGCGAGAAGACAGTGCTCATGGGCCCTGGAGCTAAGCCCAGTGGCACCATTGGAGCGCTCAGTAAGATTGCGAAGAGCGCCAAGATCAAGGGTCTTGGCCTTCGCGCAAAGCTAGGCAAAGGTGTCAGTGTGCGCGCAGGTATGAGAAAGTACGCCAACGATAAGTCGGGTCCGAACATTCTAGGAGGCCGTCGAGGTCTCACTAAGGGTCGCGGAGCTGGTCCGCGTTTCGAATTCAAGATCAAGTTCTAAGGAGATCGTCGTGCCGAAGAAGAAATTCAAGCAGCTATGTGAGGACAAGCCGGGTGATACACCCTGCAAGGTTCCGGACAAGCCCAAGAAGGATCTGAGGCAGCGCGATCTCAATCAACGGACCGTTGGCAAATCTCTCGGTCGGAAGGACAAGTAATGGCAACGATCGGTAGTCTAGAAGTATTGTCCCAGGGTCGCGCTACCGGTAGTTCCGGAGGCAAGCCTAAGAAGAGGCGGGCAAAGAAGATGCACAATCGAGACGACGGCGCCGAGCACGAGCACGGAGATGGTGGTTGTGAGGTAGGTAAAGATTATGGGTGCCTCCCCTCCGTACCTCCCATGCCTAAGGACGAGCAGGTCCCTATCGATCAGACACCCCGGCAGGGTGGTTCCTACACAGGAGGCGGTTCGACTGGCCCGGCCAGACGCCCTCGCTTCAAGAAGATGACCCCGAACTAAGGAGAAGGAAATGAAGAAACTAGCTATTCTATGTGCGGTCGCTCTAGCGCTCGCATTCGGTTGTGCCAACTGGGCCAACCTGACAGTCGAGCAGAAGTCTGCTCTGGCGTGTGATGCTTCGATCGACATGGTGAAGCCTGAGTGCGCCCGTCTAGACGATCAGGCAACCTGCTTGGCCGCATTTGATGCCGCAAAGGTCGCGTGCCATGCAGCCATCAGTAAGGACGCTACACAGGTGTGTCCAGCTATTCAGGCCGCTAGCGTGAAGTGCGATGCGATCGAGAAGGACTTGGACAGGAGCACTTGCCAGCGTCTCTTTGTGGCGGCTAACGCCGCATGCGTGATCGCGACAGCGAAGCCCGCAGCGGAGTAACCAGTTTGATGCGATGCCGAGTCTTTCCTCCCGGGACTCGCCGCATCAGGGCCGGGGGTGCTTCTCCCCCACCCCCGGCCCCTTCTATCCTAGATTGATCAGTCTATTACTTTATGCTAATTAAAGTAGGAGACGGTATAATTAAGTAGGAAGACGTAACGATTAAGCTCCTGTATGGGCAACCTCTCGTCAAGGTTGGTAAGTCTTGATCAAAACCTTCGACTGCACACTCCACGCGGTCGTAAAATCAAAGGAGATGACACTATGTCAGTTGCGAATGATGATGTTAGCGCGGCACTAGATTCCGTGCTCAACGACGTGGAACCGCAAACCACAACCGAGTCCGCCCCCGAGGTCAAGACAGAAGACGTTGCTTCCAAGGCAGTAGAGGAAGCACTCAAGTCCACCCCGGATACGCAGACTGATGCCACAGGAAAGACCGTACCTTACGATCGATTCTCTGAAGTGGTAGCGCAGAAGAACGCAGCCTCCGAACGGCTCCAAGCCCTCGAAGCACAGTACACTTCTGCAACAGAGCGAGAAGATGGCCTACGCGAGCGTATGGCTGGCCTGGAGCAAGAGCATTCAGTTCTTGAGGCGATCCGAGATCTCGGAAGAGATGATCGGTACTCCGACGCGGTAAGTAAGATTGATCGCGCACTCCAGGGCATCGAAGACGACGTTGAGGCTGCAACGACTACCGAGGATGGCAAGGACGTTGTTGATAACTCGGCCCTACTAAGAGCTGAGCAGGCGTTCTCTGAGAAGACAGAAGAGCTTGAGAGCCTCGTGAATGATCAGAGGGTCGAGGGCCTCTGGGACAAGTCCCAGGACTATGCTTCCGCCATGCTGGATTCGCTACCCGAAGAGTACACGGACACTGACCGTTCCCGGCTGAGCCGGATGTGGACACCCCGTGTGGATTGGAACTCAATTGAGGAAGGTGGTGCCGAGAGCATCCCCGAGAATCTGAACGGTTCCTTTGCCGAGCTGATCAAGGAATACGGCGCACCCCAAGGTGCGGTGGCTCAAACCGCTAGAGACGAAGTAACCCAATCGATCCCCGAGGAAGCTCGACCGAGCACTCCCGAGGCTATCGTAGAAGGCGTAATGGAAAAGAATTGGTCAGAAACCAATGAGGACGGACAGGCCGTTCTAGGTGATGACGAGTTCGCGGCAGATGTTGCCAAGCTCCTGCGTGCTACGAGAACTGGGTAGGGATCAAACCATAGGAGTCTTTTGAAATGGAGACTTTTGCAACACTGGGTGACATGCTTCTTCGACGGTACGTTGTGGATTTCATCGGTCAGATGCAACAGCTTTCTGCTCCGGTCCACTCCCGTCTGAAGGAGAACACCCGGTTTATCCCCAGTGGCGACGGCGCCTATTTCGCAGTCCGCATCGACGGTAATGAGTCGGGCGGCGGCTGGCGTGCCAAGGACGACAATTCTCTGCCGTCCGCTGGCAACGAGCGCATCAAGCAGGCTAAGGTTAGCCCCAAGAAGTATTACCACACGGTAACCTTCTCGGGTCTCGCTGAGGCTGTTTCTCGACGTGGCGGCGAAGACGCTTTCGCGGCGGGAATCACTGATGCCATCAGCAACGCTGTGAAGCGTGCCGGTGCCAACTTCGAGACCAACTTCCTCCGCAGTGATGGAACGGGTCGAATCACCAACGTAGCGACGGGCCCCGCGGCCTCGACCTCCGTTCTGGTGGACGACGCTCGTACCTTCCGTAGCGGAATGGTAGTTGTGTTCCTTGACAACACCTCGGGCCTCCGTCAGGCCGGTCCGGTGACAGTGACGAGCCGTAACGTGTCCACAAACACGATCACGGTTTCCGCCGCGGTTACCGCCTCGACTGACGACGGCATCTATATCTCGGGTGAGCAGAGCGAAGCTGCTGCTCCGGCCGAGAATACTGCCCTGGGCCTCCCGGCACTCGTGAATAACACGGGTACCATTTACAACCTGAGCCGCACGACCTTCCCGATTCTTCAGTCGAAGGTCATCGCCGCCGGTAGCACAAGCCTGGACGAGTCCATGCTTCGCCGCCTGCGCAAGCAGCTCATGATCGAGACCGCCGTCGAGAGCCTGGACGGGTTCGCGATGATTTCCAATCACGATCAGTATGATCGTTATACGGAGATCGCGCTTCCCTTCCGCCGGTTCAACGACATGCGTCTTGAGCTTGGTGCTCAGCAAGAGCTGACTACGTTCGAAGGCCGTCCCTGGCTCGTGACGTGGGCCGCTCTCCCGGATGAGGTGTTCTTCCTCAACCTGGGCGCCATTGAGCGCGGTGTTGTGCGACCCCTCTCGATTGACGAGCGGGTGAACATGGCTTGGGTTCCCGGTCAGGATGCTTTCACAGTCCTCCTCAAGGCGTACTGTGAGAATGTCGGTCGGTACCTGAACCAGAGCGCGAAGATCACTGGCCTGACCCTCCCGACCTACTAGGCCGGATAGTCAACAGTGATGTAAGATGATCCCGGGCGTGGAGTTAATCCTCCCCGCCCGGGTTTTCTTTTACTAGGAGAATCCATGTCTACCATCGGAGCCCTACAGGTCAAAGCCGCTACTCGCGATATTGGCCTTACCCCGAAACCCCCCAGCAAGCCCCTCCCGAAGCCCAAGCTTCCGAAGCGTAAGACTCCCCATATCTGGAGTGCAGAAAGGTACCGCGAGGGACAGGAGCAGAAGTAAGTGGCTGTATCAGCGTACAACCAAGCAGGGCTGCTGAAGAAGAACCCGCTTCTAGGGACTTCCATGGGTAGCGAC